CGACGGGGGAATCCATAGCCGCCATCATGGGTGAAGGGGACACGCCAATGAGCGCGGCCCTCTTCACTAGGACGGGCCCGTTGGGCAAGCCAGTTGAAGGGCTGAGCGTTAGGGCGGACGGGGCGTTCATCGACTGCAGGCTAAAGGGGTTATGCTGCAGGCGACGCATCGTGTTCGGCATGCCGTCCGCTGGCAACATGTGGCAGGTGAACGAAGTGAACTCAATCAAGCAGAGGGTGGTGCAGAGCCCTTTCTTCTACCACGCTGGCCCTGGATCCGTGGCGCTGAAAGTCAGGGCCGCGCACCGCCCCGGGTGGGTCTGGTTCTCCGACGACATTTCAGGTTACGACCAATCGGTGAGCCACGTCCATCAGGCCGAACTCGCTGAGGTGGTCATCGGCCCCCTGACCACGAGCGCCTTTGCTGCATATAAGCTGCAGTGGAAGGACATCCCTCTGCTAGGACCCGCACTGTGGGCCGGCGATGAGGCGTTCCTCTACGACAAGGAGGGAATGACTCCTTCTGGTGACTTGATGACAGCGATGGACGGCACGCTCATAAACGCAGCGCGAGTGTTGGAGTGCGTGGCTTACGCGTCGGGGCTGACCATAGGCCAGGCAGCCAGGGCGTGGGGCAGCTCGTGGGTGGCATTCATCCAGGGCGACGACACCATCATCGGCTTTTCACCCCGCACCATCGACATTGAGAAGTATGCGCTGCGCAGCGCTCAGCTCGGATATACAGCTAAGCTGATCCCAGGCGTTGTGTTTCTAATGCACTTAATTGACCCGGCCACTGGGATGTGGACGCCACTCGCCTCACGTGTGTTTCAACAGACGGTCTTCAACGAGTACGGCGGGCGCCATCCCTCCGTAGAGCTATTCTCCTTTATGGCAAGAGCGACTCCTGAGTTCTGGGCTAACAACCCGTGGGCCACACAGGTGGCGCACTCCGTCCAGGATGGCGAATGCTTCACTCATTATGGAGTGACCCCGTTCACCGCGCGGGCTGCGCTGCGCAATCCGCGCTTCATGGTTGACCTGACCCGGGAGCTGCAGACAGTGCCGGCCGCAGATACTCGCTTCGGGCGCATCGATCCCTCGCTCCTATCAGACGTCGTGTCTCGCCTGCTTCAGGGAGACGGAGATGGCGCTCTTCCCTCGCTAAGCCCCGCCGTAGCGAAGGACGCAGCTATGCGCGTCGCCACCTTTATGGCAACCCCGCGGGAAGAGAGAGGGCATCGCGAACTGCCGACGCTGCCCACCGAGCTAGACGCTTACACAGACTATCTTTTCAACATCGACGAAAGGGAGGCTACCTCAGATGACTGACGCAGTGATTCCACTACCGCAAGTATCGACAAGCGATATCCCGGGAGGCTCCGCGGTTAAGCTGCAGAGTGATACCCGCCTCACATCCAAACTGGGTTTTCCCGGCCCCGCTTACCTGTCCTCATCCGGCG